GAGATTCTTGGCATATCAGTAAATTGAACTGTAAGCGGTCCAAGCGTCACTAGCCGCGCCTGAGATTCCAGAGATTAGCGAGCCCGTAGCTTGATTGCGATATGATTGCGCCGTGGCAGCGCCCGCCATCTTGGTTAGATCCGCTTCACGGAAGGCAATGCGTTGTTGCGCCCCTGCAATCGCGCCTTGGTATTGGTATTGGCCCGCATCGAGGAGCGAGAATCCGGATTGAAATTTTTCCATTTCCGCTTTCCGCAAGAGGTTTGAACGCTCAAGTTCCGACTCGTAGGCAGCATCTTGAATGTTCAACTCAGTGAGTCGCGCAGTATCCGCGAGAACGACCAGAGGAGATCCCTCGTTGACGACTCCCGCTTTGGCGTATTTCCCGCGCTGAATGGCGAGTTGACGCTCTTGGTCCTCGCGCATCCGTCGGACCTTCTCGCGCTGTTGTGCCTCTACTCCTGTGACCTGATTTGCGATGCTGTCCGCATTGTTCATTCGGGCTTGAGCTTCGGCGCTGGCCGCGTTAGCATTCACCCCGGCTTGATATTGACCCATGCGGGCTTGAACATCGGCATTTTGCCGTTGGATCGCCGCGTTGTAGCTCGCCATCCGGTTCGCCGTGTCCGCTTGCTGTTGCTGCCCGTAGTAGGAAATGCCCGCGCTGGCCAGGCTTCCAACCACTCCAATAATTGCCGTCGCTGCTAAAACTTCAGTTCCCATTTGAAACCTCCTTTGTCAGTCCGATCATTGTCACCTTGCCATCACCGACTTTTTCAAATCCGGCATATTTCGCGACGATCCGCCCCATGATTGGGAGCGTGTTCATAATCATCACCCCGTAATCGAGTTCCGCGGCCCGCATCCGTAGAAATTCCAAGGCCACCAATCCAACCCGCTTGACCTTCGCACCCGAGAGCCTGGGACGGGTCACGGCGTGTTCGGGAAAGCAGACCCCTACGGAATTATCCATGTAGAGCCAGAGAGCCCCAGCCATATCGCCGCCTTCCTCAAAGACAATAACCCCAAGACGAGGCAGAATGGCTAAGGGCGGTGGCGTTGTGCCGTGGGCATCGTGCCAATCGCAGATCGTCGGATAGTCAGTCTCCGGGTCAAATTCACGAATGAGAAAAAGCGGGTTCATTCTCCGTAAACGTTCCATTTTGGGATAAGTGCCAGCAAGACGAGCGGGACCGGCTCCCGTTGACGTATCCACATATCCGCGCTCTCCTTGTAATTCGCCCCAGTAACAAGCTTCCGGTCGCCGGTGAAAGCGGGAGGGCTTTCGTCCATATTGTCCGCGATGTCTCGCGCAAAGATCTTGTTCCAGAGAACGCCATCGGTCGAATACTCGCCGCCCAGTGACTTGTAGAACCGTGCCACAATCTCATGAATGCGGGCTTTGCGCCCCTGAGCTGTCCCGGTTTGCAATTGGGCATCGAGCTTCATTGGGCGAAGCGTGGAAGTGAATGGCAATCCGATCACCGCCGCCGTGACCGTGCTTTGCAGCGTGAAGCCGCCGCCAGTCACCTCCGCGCTTGGGTAGACAGCTCCGTCACCAAGAACGCCAACGGTCATACCCTCCAAATGCTCGAATCCGGTCACGGCATTGCTTGGGGAACCGAAAGAAGCGGCCTTGGCACAATCCAGATACCACCAAGAATCCTTGTCCTCAGCGTCGAGGGCCTGCCGATAGTCTGGGTACATCCGTTCAATGTAACGCACCGTCTGACCATCCACCTCCCGCTTGACTGACAGCCAAAGTTCATCGGACCCGCCGTCCCCGTAGATCGTGGCAACCGATTCAAATTCGCCTTGGGTCGAGTGTCGATGCCAACCGACCACGTTTTGATCCCGCTCGTAAGTCATCCCGATCAAGACCCCTGCCCCAGTGATGCCCCAATAAATTGCGTCAGGCTGTTGTTGGAAGGCAGTTTCAGCCAATTCCCCACGGGTGATATGTTCCGCCAAGATGGTCAGATCGGGCGCAACCCATCCGTCTTTCTCGAAGGAGTAGGTCAGTTCCCGCGCTTTTCTCCCATTCCGCTGAGTGAAAATGATAACCTCATTGACAAGGCGGGACTGCAAATACTTCGATCCATAGGACGATTGAAATTTTGCCTGAACATTCGTAGGCGAAAGCACTTGGTTGGAATCGCTCGCGGCTAGAGTCCATTCGTTGCCGGCCGTCCCAATCAAAAGCGAATTTTGCGAGACCATCCAGTTGATTGGGTTCGATTCATTGCTCGAAAGGGTGAATGCAAAGGCCCCGTCGTCATTCGAGTTGAAGCGGAAATTTTCAAAGTCATCGACTACCGACCCCCACACGGTCAAAGGCTTGGACAGAGTGCCGCCGAAAATCAACCGTTGCTCATGCAATGCCACCGTTCGCGGGTAGCCCTGCTTTTCGCTGAATGCGCCTTCCGCCCAAATCTTCGTTGCGCCAGTTTCGAGAAGGTCATTTATCACAGTGGCAGAAACGACCGTCGAACTGGTAAACCCAGTCACTTGGACAACGCCATAAATTCGATTGTCGCCTGCCTCAAGTCTCGCGTTTGGGTTCAGTGACCCTGGCGTGATTCCATCCCATGAGAGCCTGAGGAGACATTGTTTGTCCTCATTGCCTGTCGTGGAGACATTTCGCTCCCCAACAGATGCGCTTTCATAGGTGCGAATCGTTTCCCATGTCGTTCCGCCGTCCACGGATCGTTGCACTTTCAGCACACCTTTCCAGTTTCCGTACGTGGTCAATTCCCAATCCCCCAAGATTTCCAAAGTCGAACTATTGCCATCCGCCGCCGCGAGAACTCGTTCCACGTAGGCTTGTTCTCGCCTGTGCGCGATCCGGTAGAATGCTCCAACATGCGAAGCTTCAAAAGTCGCCGCGCTGGCCGTCAAGGTAATGCTGCCAGTGGTTCCGCTTGGCGTGATCGTCGTATCTTCCTTGTTCTCGTCAAGGAATGCTGGCCATATCCAATCGATTTCTTCAATCGTCCAATTGGTATCTGACAGCCGGGAGAGCTTCCGGGGCGCATGATTCGGGTGGACCATATAAACCAGATCGTTGATTTGGATATACTGGATTTCCCGAAGCTCCGATTCTTGGTAAGGCGTGGCGACTTCAAGCGGAGTGGATGGCGCACTTTCCACGATGGCCCCATTGGACCAAAAGCGGATATATTCTTCCCCCACTTCCAGAATGAAATTCGTTGTGGTGGAGAAATTGAACCCGATCAATCGGCATCGCTTATCGGCATTCTTGGCCGCGCCTAGATATTGCGTCCCGGGCCTCCGAACCGCGCCTCCATAGGGAAGCAAGATGAAGTTCTCAAGCAGTCGGCAGCCGGCCCGATACTTTTCAAGGGACGTGAGCGCGTCGAGAAACGGCGATAATTCCCCCGAATTGAAGGAAGGCATCATTTGAACGAGGCCCATGATTAACGCCCTCCAAATCGTGACCGCACAAAGTCGCTTTCCACCCAGGGAGGCTTTCGCTTAGGGCGGGATTCCATCGCGTCAGCAAGTCGAGCCTCCGGCCCCGTCACGCGCTCATATTCCGTGAGAAGCTCAGACGCTACGGAATTGCTCCCGGTGATCGTCTTGGCCATCTCCGCCGCAAGTTTCGTTGCCAGAGCTTTGATGAAGATCGGGTCAAATATCCCGGCGTTCGTGATCCGCGCCACATATTTAACCTGAGCGACCGTTTCGTCAGTCAAGAGCCGTTGCCCCTCGACCTCCCACATTGGACGCGCTTCGTCCCGCTCGTAAGCATTGAGCTGAAACACCCGAAGGCAGTCCGTAGGAAGCGCAAAATGAACCGCCCAGCCGAAACTTGGAGCCGTCGAGATTTGGACCAGCGTTTCCCGCTGAATGGCGAAGTTCCACCGATGCCCACGCAAGACTTGATCCCGAGTGAGAGCGTACATCAATTCGCAGGCCCTCGCTTCCGGGCTTTGATCCTGCAACGACATGATCCGGGCAGCGCCCAGCTTGGCCAATGCCAGATTGCAAATTGTCGTTTCGGAAGCTGCCATTTGAAAAAATACGAGAAGATTTTCGCCCCCGGCTCATGCGGACCGGGGACGAAGTATCTTCCCGCCTTTTAGGGCAGGATATATTTGATCCGGAAGTTCAGCACTTTTCCCGCCGTGAACGAGCCGGACGCAAGTCCCAGTTTTCCGTAAACTGCGGTGGCTGCGGTCAGTTGCGCCGGTGGAAGCCCAGCAATAGGCGTCACCGCCACATTGCCAGCCGCCGTGATGGCCGCCGCCGTAGCGGAGTACTCATCATCATTGGCAAGGGTTCCGATGGTGGCAATTGTGCCGGTGGTTCCGCCCGATCCCTCGGAAGCAACGCGCCACTCTTCAACGAGTAGGGTTGCGCCTTTTGGGATGGTGCCGATCTTGATTAAATCGCCAGCCGCTTCCGTGCCCAACATGGCATAGGTGGAGTTCAAGACTCCAACTTTGCCACTGACAAGGTTGCCGTTGACGAGGTTTCGTGAGGTGTTCGAGTCTTGCCCTGTGGCAACGCTCGCGAGTGTAGTAGCAGGCATCTTAGTGGATTCCTTTCTTTATTGGTTAGGGGTTAGGGCGATTCGTCGCAATAGACGGCGACCACCTTGGCTTCGCGGGTCCGAGAAGCGCCCATGCTCGCAGTCGTGCGAATTTGGAGGCTGTGGGACTCGGCTGGAAGAATGTCCATGTAGGACCGACGGCCAGAGTCAGCGAACTTGATGCCGGACTTCACGTATGCAAAGCAGGTCCGCACGTCGGCACCGCTCAAGGCGAGACCTTCGAGGCGAACGAACTTGAACCCCATGAAGTGGTCAAGTTCGCCGGTTACAAGAGCTTTCACGTTATTATAATCGGCGTCGGAAACCTGCGCCACGTTGTTTAGCAAGTCGTCAAGTTGCTGCTGAGTGTAGGCGAGAATCAACTCGTCTCCGGGCTCAATAGCTTCGGCTTTTCCGAGGATGGATTTCGCCTTAATGAGCTTTGGCAGAGTCAAGCCGACGTTGGCCGGACTGTCTCCAGGCTTCACCCAGTTGACCGCGACGTTTTGCGTGAGAGCATTCGAGACAGTGCCGCTTTCGCCGCTGTAACGAGTGCCACCAAGCGCGTCGATGATGACATTATCGCAAGCGCGGTAATAGGCCATGACGTGAGACTGCACGGTCTCGCTTTTCGGCAAGATGATGTCGCCCAGGAATTCCTCATCGTATTCGTCAAACAGATTGGCGAGTTCATACGGGAGCGGTCGCACCCAGTATTCATCAAGCACAACGTCTGAGCGTTTGGTTTGGCCAGAGCGTTCAGTTTTGCGGCTCATCGACTGAGCCCCGAACACGTTGAATTTCTTCTCTTTTCCGTTCACGGAGGCCACGGTCGCGTGGTCCTTGAGACGGGAGAGCATTTGTTGCAATTCAGTTTCCCAGTTCGTCGAGAACTCGGTTTTGTAGAACTGCGGGATTTCGGTAAGGGCTTCGCCCATAATAATTCCTCCTTGGAGTGTGGTTGAGTTTGGTTTGCCCTCGGCTTCGAAGTAGCCGCATTGCTGCGGGGTTCTCGTCTTTTGGGATGCCGTGGGCGGGGCTCAACTAGGAGGTAGCCGCCTGCGTAACTTTGTGGTTAGACGGTTCCAGTAGAAAACGCAAGTAAAAAAAACGCCCGCCATGGAAAAAATCATAAACCATGACGGGCGCAGGGTGCGGGGAGAGACAGCGTGAGATTGTTATCTATTTTTTGCCGTTGAGTCGGCGGACATAATCCACCGTATCGGCATCGCCGCTCACGTATTTTTCATGGAGCGGGTGAGACTTGTTCCCTTGGATCTCTTTGGCAAGAGTTGTGCCTGTGAGGGTTAATGGAGATTCGCCGCTAACTAATTTGTCCTCAGAGAGCTTCGATGCGAGCCTAGAGAAGGCCATGACGACATTGGGATCAGAAAAGCCTTCGCTGTTCGGATCGATTCCCGCAATCGCTGCCCCGCGCTTGGCAAGATTGAGATTCTTATCAAACGAATTCCCCCAGGCTTCCTTGATCTTGCCCATGTTCTCGGTCCGCTTCTCCTCAAACATCTTCCCAATAGTTTCGCCTTGG